CTCCTTGATCCTGAAACAGGCGTACGCACTCTGATCGAGCGGACGCTTCCACCACAACCATCAAAGGAAAGTTCCGATGGCACTGCTACTACGCAAACGCCTAATCGTGATCGAGACGGAGTCGAGCTACGGGACGGACGCGAGCCCGGACGGAGCCGACGCGGTACTCGTAAGGGATCTGACGATCACTCCTCAGAGCAGTGATGTTGTCAGTCGCGATTTGATTCGTCCTTATTTGGGCGCATCTCAACAGCTGCTGGCAAACACTCGCGTTGAATGCACCTTCAGCGTTGAGATGGCTGGCTCTGGCACTGCTGGCACTGCTCCTGCTTATGGCAAGGCCCTGAAAGCATGTGGCTTGGCTGAGACTGTTGCTGCTGGCACTTCAGTCACTTACGACCCAGTCAGCTCCAGCTTTTCATCAGTCACGATTCACTACATGATTGATGGTGTTCGTCACCAGATGCGTGGCTGCAGAGGCAATGTAGGAATCACCGCAAATGTGGGAGAAATCCCTACGCTCGACTTTTCCTTCACTGGGATTTACGTCTCGCCTGACGACAGCGCAATCCTGACGCCTACTTATGCAAATCAGGACGATCCGCTGATTTTCAAAAACGACAACGTCACTGGCTTCCAGTTGTTGTCTTACGCAGGTGCTCTGCAGAACTTCTCGTTCGACCTCGGCAACTCCACCGTCTATCGCGAACTGGTTGGAGGCACCAAAGAGGTATTGATCACTGATCGCGCTGCTACTGGCTCTGTTTCTATTGAAGCAGTGACAATGGCAACCAAGGACTACTTCGCATCAGCTGTTGATGACGATGCTGCTTTGGGCAACCTCACGTTTACCCACGGCACTGTCGCTGGCAATAAGGTCCAATTCACCTCAAGCAAGGTGGACATCGGTGATGTCGCCTACGGCGATTCCGACGGCATTGCGATGCTGGAGATTCCCTTTACTTGCGTGCCGGACTCTGCAGCTAACGCTGAATTCGATTTGGTTTTCACCTAAGCTGCTTGAGAGTTGCGTCGAGAGGGAGCCTTTGCGGGCTCCCTTTTTTTGTGTATGCTGAGCCAGCTTATTTGATTTATCTGATGGCTTTTGTTCGTAAGAAGGTAAAAACCTTCAAGTGGCCCGTTGAGGTTGAGGAGCCTAGCGCCACCAAACCCGGCAAGTTTGAAAAGTCTGAATTCACGGCAATCTTCAAGCGAGTGAAGATGTCTGAGCTGGAGGGGATTACTGACGCAGAGAGCGCAGGCTTGCTGAAAAAAGTTCTTGTCGGATGGGAAGGCATTAAGGATGAAGATGGTGATGAGATTGAGTTTTCTGAAACTGAACTCGATGAGTTTGCAGAAGATGTTGACTGGCTGAAGGCTGTGCTTGCTGCTTACACCAACACCTATGGCGAGGCGCAAGCGGGAAACTAAGAGAGGCTGCGGTCTATTGGGCTTCTGGCGGCAAAATCATTGATGACAAAACTCAGGATGACGCTGCCGCCTTTGGCATAGAACTGCCAGCACAAAAGAAAAAAGAGTCAGAGGACTTCGAGGTCTGGGACGAGAACTGGGAAATTGTGACCATGTTCTTGCGCATGCAGACTCAATGGACTGTCAGCTTCAGCGGTTTTGTTGGGTTGCGATATGACGTGCTGCTGGTTTCCGGGGGGCTTTTTGACCTTTATGATGTGGAGAACCGTCGCGTAGTGCTAGAGGGCCTCCAGATCATGGAATCCGCAGCATTAAGCGAGTTCAGTAAAAAGGCAGATGGCTAAGAATCTCGTAGCAGATTTAGAGGTCAAGCTTGGCCTTAAGGGCGAGAAGGCTCTAAGCGAGCTGAAAGGTAGCTTGCGTGGAATCGGGTCGGTCGCAAAAGTTTCCGCGAAAGACCTGCTTAAAGTTGCGGAGGCCGTAAAAAATTACAGCAATAAAGGAAGAGTCAGCATTCAGGTTATTAGGGGGCAGGTTAGCGCCCTCAAGGGCTTGCAGGAACAAGCGGCAGTTGGCGGCAAAGCATTTAGACAGCTTGGCAAAGATGTTGCCAAGTACGAGGCCAGCCTTAAGTCGGCAGAGCAGGCGGCGAAAAACCTAAGGGTAGGAACGCGCCGCAGAGGTGGATTTCTTAAAAAAGATGACCCAGGTGGTTTCGTCGCCAACGTTACGGATATTCAGCAACGCATAGCTAAAGAGCCAGCAGCAAAGTTTGATGAAACTGGAGCTTTAACTAAAGAATATATTGAGCAGCAATCACAACTTGCTCTGAATTTAGAAGCGCGAGAGCGCATGGAAGCAAGGGTTGAAGCCCGGATACGCAGCGTTACGCAAGCACAGAGTGACAACAATCCAACGGTAAGAACAGCATCTGCAATGCTGGAAACCTTTGGCGGCGAACTTGCGAAGTTGCCTCCTACCACTAACAATCTCCAGCTTGAGCTAAAAGAACTTAAGTCTGATCTGGGCAATCTTGTTATTGGCGGTGAAGATTATGTCCGAGTCTTAGGGCTTATTAAGCAAAAAGAAGATCAGCTCGATCCGGGTAGGGCTTTTGATGCCAGAAGGCTGCGAATGCAGTCTGATATAGACGCCTCAGAAACTCGATTTGAACGTAGAGCTAGAAAGCTTGCCGAAAGAAACGCTTATGAAGGTGGTGGTGGCAGGGGTTCGTTTAGGGACAGTACAGGCGCAATGATTGCGCCTGGAGCGGGTCCGTTCGGTTCTTTTCGTAGACCTGCTGTTTTAGACCAACCAAGGGAAGCCTCTGGACTCTTCAAAACGATTGCATCTATTGGTTCTGCTGAAGCTCGAGCAGCAACTGAAATGATGGGTCGTTCGTTGTCGCAAGTTACAGCGGAAATTAAGAAGCAGGCTGCAGCTTCAAACGGAAGTGTTAATAGCCTCAATGCGCAGAAAACTGCTTTTGCTCAGTTGCGTGCAGGTCTTGACCCCACCAGTCAAGACTTCCGTCAACTAGGCATAGAGATTGACAAGATTGACCGCAAGCTAAGCAAACTAGGTAAGAAAAAATTCAGCCTAAAAGGTG